AAAGAACCAAGTTAAAAGATCTTTAGCTTCTGATGGAAATACCTTGAAGATTGGTGGGTTATATCTTTTTAACTACGACCCTAAAACAAAAGATACACTACCATATTATGATACATTTCCTTTGGTTTTGCCTTTTAATAAAGCTGAGGGTGGCTTTTATGGACTAAACCTACACTATCTACCTTATGGGTTAAGGTTTAAATTGATGGGTGCATTGTTAGATTTAGTAAGAGATATATCTGATCCTAAAAGTAGAGCTCAGGTTAGTTGGTCTATTTTAAATAATAGTGCCAAGTATCCTGGAGTTTCGGCTTGTGTTAAGCGTTATCTAACTGATCATGTTAGATCACAATTTTATACAATACCAAATGATCAGTGGTTAGCTGCAGCAACATTACCAATAGAAGAATTTAAAGGAGCTTCTAAAGAACAAGTCTTTAGAGACTCAAGAAGGATGGTTTAATGGCATTAGATAATATAACAACTCCAGAAGTAGACGTTAGAGCAGATCGTACAACTCCTGGTCGTGCTCAAAATACAGTCACAAACTTTCTTGCCACAGTAAGGTCAAAAGGACTATCAAAACCTAATAGGTTTGAAGTGATTATTGACAACCCTATTTGCTTACTTAACAGTAACTTTGGTCGTGAAGTCGGAATGTTTGCTGACAATGCTTTCTTACCACAAACAAGAATACTAACAAGTCGCCAACAACTCTTTGGTCCACCAGAATATTTCCCTGTTGGAGTTGATTACGGTGGTGACAATATGGGGATCAACTTTATTGTTGATCGAGAAATGCAAGTTAAAACATATTTTGACCAATGGGTTGATGGAGTTGTTAATAGAACCCCTAACAATCAAGCATGGCATACAACAAAATACAGAGATAACTATGTTACAACGATGGTGATTAACCAATTAGATGAATCTGATCGAGTAACTTATAGTGTAACACTTTATGAATTATTCCCTGTATCTGTAAATCCACTCGTTTTGGACAACAATTTATCTAATGCTGTGCACAAACTCAATGTAACTTTTAGTTATAGACGCTGGAGATCAAATGTCATTGGTCCTGATCCAGGTCCAGAAAAGACTAAATCAATATTTGATTACTTTAACTTTTTTAATAACAGCAATGAGCCTTTCCAAACAACACCACAACAACAGGCTCAACAACTTTTAGGTGCAGGATCTACAAGATATACAGGCACCGGAGCTGATACTTTCTTTTTATTTAGATAGATGATTGGAGTTTTATAATGTCTTTACCAAAACTTGAGGTGCCAGTTTACAAAACAGAGCTACCTAGTACAAATGAAAAGGTTGAATACAGACCTTTTTTAGTAAAAGAACAAAAGAAACTATTGATAGCATTAAATGGTGACTTAGAACAACAAGTCAATGCTGTTAATGAATTAGTAGAAGAATGTACATATGGAAAGGTGTCAAGCAAGACATCACCTGCCTATGATATTGAATACCTGTTTTTACAAATCAGAGCAAAGTCTGTTGGTGAAAACATAGACATTGTGCTTACATGTCAAAAATGTGAACACAAACAAGATGCTAAATTAGATATTACTACTGTTAAGGTTAATAAACCTTTAGAACATAAGCCAGAAGTTGATCTTGGAAATGGTCTACTTGTAACAATGAGAGATCCAGACATCCTGGAACTTGCTAACTTAAGAGAAGATCTTACAGCAGATAATATTTTAAAACTCGTTGCTAAGTCTATTAAGACTATTTGGAAAGGTGACGAGATGTATGATACAAAAGATTACTCAACAGAAGAGTTGGTTGAGTTTGTTGAGGAGTTAAGTCCACAACACTTAGAAAAGATTAATGTGTTCTTTGAGACATTACCAATCTTAAGACACGAACTAGATTTTAAATGCGTGAAGTGCGAGGCGGAAAATAAAGCGGTCCTGGAGGGACTGCAAAGTTTTTTCGTCTGATCCTTTCTCATGAAGGTCTTCTAAACTACTATCAGACCAACTTTAACCTGATGCAGTTTCATAAGTATAGTTTAGGAGAGCTTGAAAACATGATACCGTGGGAAAGGGAAATTTACATTATGTTGTTGATTAATCATTTAAAAGAGCAAAACACTAAATTACAACAACAGAAACAAGGAATGTAAAAATGGCAGAAAATAAAAAGGGTGTAAGTAGTAATGCTTACCAACATTTACAAGAAGCAGATACCAATGGAGATGGTTACGTATCTAGCGAAGAGCTAGCTATGTACTTAGAATTTAAACGTAGAGAACTTGAAGATCAAGATGCTCAACGAGATGCAATGCGCAAGATGACATGGTTTGCATTATTTGGAATGTTACTTTATCCAGTCACTATCGTTCTAGCTTCATGGCTTGATGTAGATGATGCAGCTACCATTATTGGTAACATTGCACCAACTTATTTTGTATCTATTGCAGCTTTGGTTGCAGCTTTCTTTGGTGCTAATGCATATTCAGCATCAAAAAAGTCTGAAGCACCTTCAATGCCAATGATGCCTGTTCCGCCTCGCAGATCTGCAGCACCAGCTCCTGCTCCAGCCAAGGCTGAGGAAGAAGATGAGCCAACACCCAATCCAAGATATGCTGAATAATGGCCACTATTAATCCACTATTAGAACTAACACCTGGAGCCTCTGAGCAACCAGGTGTTTGGCAACAGTTAAAGTCCAGTGCCATCATGGGCATCAAAGAAGCTCTGGGCGTGGATGAGAATGATGCCAATCTGGCCAGAAAACAGCCCGAAATAAAAAATCAACGCATCTATGATGAATTCGTGCAACAGGTTCAGCGTCAGCAGGATCTATTATTAGATGCTACCAAAGAACAGACTGACATATTTAAAAAACTCGAAGTCACCCTGTTACAGTTAAAAAATGCCAATCGCGAAGACAGTCTCAGACTACGTAAAAGTCTAGATGCTCTGGTACAGCAGCTTGATGCTACTCCAGATACCGCAGCCAAACAAAAGATTGCCAATCTCATACCCCTACAACAGTCTGGTATCACAGCCAGTACCAGAGAAAATCGTCCAGCTACTGCGCAGATTACTCCTCGTACCCAAGCTGTGCCTGCGTTACTAATGGCGCCACCAGCGGCCAGTAATACACCCCTGTATGAAGATGCCGGACTAATCAGCAGTGAAAGCGAAGGCGATCTAGTACAGACTGGTGAACGTGAAACCGACATGGCCAGCATACTGGGATTCCTAGGCAACATGATGAGTGGTAATGATGGTACTGGTGTTTTACCCATAATACCCAGAACAACTCCTCGTAAAACTCCACCAGCATTACCAAAAACAAAACCAACCACCAGACCTACACCGCCACGAGGACCTGACGGTAAATTTAGAAAACCCACGGTTGTGGATCGTATCAAGGGTCCTGGTACGCGTGCAGTATTACAAAAGGTTCCTTTTTTAGGCCCCTTGGTTACAGGCGGCTTCATGGGCGCTGATGAATATGAAAAATCCGGCAACCTAGGCAAAGCCTTGGTGGTCGGTACGGGTTCAGCAGTAACTGGCGAACTTGGTGCATTTTTAGGTACGGGAGTTGGATCCATGTTAGGCCCAGTTGGTGCCGTTGGAGGTAGCATAGCTGGAGGTATTGCCGGGGCATCTGTAGGAGCAAGTTCGGCCAGCAAGTTATATGATACCTTTACAGGCACGCAACCAGATACCGTAAAACCCGATAACCAAATACTAGAACAAAGCATGCAGAATAAAGACCTAACTCAGCAGGCTCAAACTCAACCAGCTGCACCTGTGATCATCAACAATCAACAGACCGTGGGTAACAATGCCCCACCGGCCTACATAGCACCCAGCCTAGAAGTTAGACCCAAGGAAAGTGCGCTGGATCGCTACATTAATCGTCAGACGGTTTACTAATCAAAAAAAGAGGAGCGTTTTAAGCTCCTCTTCAAAACCGCCTTCTTTAAGGGCAGTTTTAGTCTTCGGCTGCTAGATTGGCAAAATAACTAATTGAGTCATCGGCTTCATCTAATTCAGCAACTGGTTTAGCTGCCACGGGTGCTGCTGGTCTAGCTGCCACGGGTGCATCTAGGTCAACGGCTTCGGCATGGCGTACTGCTGCTGGAACACCACTTAAAACACTTTCAAGTTTTTTCTTCAACTCTTCGTAGCTCTTGAAATGACGAGCATCTAAAAAGTCTACGAGACTATGCTGTTGATTCCAGATAGCTTCGATCTGAGCATCATCACCGGCCAAAGGACTAACAACATCAAATTCTGATTTGTCATAGTTGCGATAACCCTCAACATTGCGAATCTTTAATTTGAAGTTAGCTCCCTTCCAAAAATCAAACGGATTGATTGGCTCTTCGCCAGGAAATTCAGGTTGCATGGTATCTTTGATCTTATCAAAGATCTTTTTACCAAACTTGAATAACTTGACTTTACCTTCGTTGGCTGGATTGCTAGGATCCTGAACTACCAGTATGTTAACAATGTAGCTAAGGCGACGTTTTTGTTCACGAGCAACATTCTTGTTGGCTTCGGTTCCGGAGTTCCACAACTCGTTGTTTAATTCTGAAACTGGATCAGGCTTACCGATAGTGGTCAGTGAATTCTCAATGTACCATTTACCTGTTGGGCCTTTGAAACCATGAGACCAAACACGAACCCAGGGCATTTCTTCACCTTTGGGTGCTGCTAGGAAACGTATTACTGCATAACCATTGCCTGCTTTGTCTACGGTAGGTTGCCAAAAGCGTTCGTCATCGCGACTATTTTCTTGGCCTTGGGGATTGGCAATCTTCTCAACTTCTTTCATTAATGAATCAAAATTGCCACGATTGTTTCTTAGATCTGATAAGCTATTAAAAGCCATGATATTTCTCCTTCGTATATGCGTTGTATAAATTGTATGTTGTTTTGTATTACCATAATATATTACTACTCATCACGTACATTATATAGTATATTTATATTACTGTCAATCCTCATGTTTAGGTGGGGGTCGACGTTTCTTACTGACATCCACTTTGATGAATGGCCAGGTTGCAACCCGCTCAGCCAATTGCTGCTGATTGGTAGCAATTTTTATGATCATTTGTTGTATGTCTTTGATCTGCATATGTACATGTTGTAGATCAGCGCTAATATTCAGCACGGCATCTTCTAATTCTGTGATGCGTTCTTTAACAATACTGTCTTCGAGTTCAGATGCTGCCATGATATATGCGTGTGAATTTTTCCTGATTAAATTTTACAAATGGTCGATATTTACGTATGAGTCTGCGTACATCGGCCCAGACTGGATCTGAATCTGGTAATTGTATCTGATCAACAAATCCTGTGAGCCTATTTAGTATGACCAGTGTTTCTGGTGCTATGCTGTTTCTCAGAAAGCTTTTGAGAATATAAGGATGACT